TCTTTTAGAGTCTCAAGCTTTTCCTTATAAGATTCTTCACTTTCAAACTCAACACCTTCGGCAAGTGAAGCGAGCTTTTCCTTCTGAGTACTTGATAAGCCTTCAGAAACATCGGAAAGGATATTACCACCTGTTGCCTCGGAGAGACTCTTAGTGATAGCTATATTTTTCTCGATTTGCTCGTTGAGTTTTGATTCCATTTCGTCAAGTTTGTCTACCATATTCTCAACGACATCATATTTATCTTCAGGGATTGATACATAATGATCTTCAAATAGACCTCTCATTCCTTCGAGGAATGATTCAGTCATTTCGGTTCTAATTCCACGCTCTACTTGTAGTGCGTTTTCTTGTAACCACTCATCTGCGACGTACTCTAAGTAAGAGTCAACACGCTCGATGAGTTCGTCTTTCATGCCTTCGACCTCTTCTACGAGCTTTGCTTCGTAGTGAGCTTCCATGGCCTCTCTAAGTTCGGTAACTTTAGACTTTAGAGCAGCCTCGAAAATTGTCTTAGCTTTCTCTCTAAACTCTTCGGAGAGTTCCTGACCACCGAGAAGTGCATTAACATCGTCATCGATGTCTACTTCATCAGTGATTTCGGGAAGTTCTGTAACTTCCTCTTCCTCAGCAACTACTTCCTCTTCTGAAGTTTGGTCTTCTGCAACTACTTCTTCTTCAGTTTCTGCTTCTTCCATTTTTGGAGCTTTAGGAGCTTCTGATTTAGCCATAACACCTTTTACTGATTTGAGATTTGCTGCATAAGAACCTTCACCAGCTGGATCCTTTAATTTATTAGAATCGTCTGTTGGTGAATTGTTTTCTGGAGTTGGGCCACCGAGGTCTTCATAACTCACGCCTGCCATAGTTTGCATAGGCTCAGCTGGTTTTGCACCCTTGGTTACGGCGTTCTCCATTTCTTGTAAATTTTTCCCACGGGACATTTGAACTCTCCGAATTACCTTTTGTATAATCTGTTTTTATTTATATATTTAAAGATTTGCTAAGAAATCTTCAAAGACGCTTAATTTCTTTTCGTCTAATTTGTTTTGATCAACTAGTGTGTTGATGCGTTTGTATGTTTTAGTTGCAATCCTCTCACGAAGTATGCCACCATCCCATACCCAATCCTTTCCTTCCATAATGCCATCTACGAAAGCGTCTGGAGCAGAAGGATCTGCAACGATATCAGCAGCAGTAGCAAGAGTAAAATCTTCCCCTACCACACTGTATCCTTCGTTAGTCTTATTTAAAGATCCTACACCTCTTGATGAAACACCAAGTTTAACACCCTCACCTAATAAATTAGATGCGATCTTACCCATTGGAGTGCTAAGAATCTTTGCTTTTCCTATAAAGTTATTTCCACTTTCTTTAAGTGATACAATTTTATGGGATACTCTGTCAAGATTGACAGTCGGGCCATCTGGATGACCTAGTTCTCCAAGAGCTCTACCTTTCTCAACAAAGTTTTCGTTATATCTTCCAACTTCACGAGCAAGAGTTTGCATTGGATACATTCTACCATTACGATTTTTTATTTCACCTTGAAGGAACACACCTTCAATAAACAAGTTCTTTTTACCGTTGCGACTTTCAACGATAACTTCAACCTGTTCTATTTCTTCTGTAATGAGTTTCATTATTGAGCTCCTGATATTTGTACTTGTTGTGCAAATAATTGACCACTTGTTGTATGATCAGTCACTGCTGAAACTGTGAGTTCTCTTCTTGCTGCTGCAGTAGTTGTAACTGCATTATCTGAATTAAGAGCACGACTGTCATGACCTATTGTAAGTTTCGCTCCAAACTGTGCAAAACCAACGCTTCTGGCCTCTTGAATTGAAACAACTCTTGCAGTTGTATTGAATCCAGTCACGCCAGTAATACCAGATACTACAACTACATCATTAACTTTGAATGGATTTCCCATTCCTTCAGCGAGTGTAATAACTGTATTAGCTCCTTTTGCAATTCCTTCGATTGGAATCGAACTAACTCTTCCTATGTTTAAGGTTGCAGATCCTCCAGCTGGAACATAATAGTCAGCTGTTGTTGCAGGCCCAGTTGTACCTATCGCTACATGTTGTCCAGCACCTTTTGCAACAACTCGTAGAGTATCTGATTGAACTGTAAATGCTTGGCCCGCACTAGTTTGACTTGTAGCAAAACTAAATCCAGCGCCAACAGGTTGATGTGCCATTACTCTTCCTCTTCGTATTCTTCATCATTATCAAGTTCACCGACTGTTTCTGCTTCTGCATCTACATCTTCTTCGTCTTCAATTTCATAACCCATCATTGCATTGGCAACCGCAGGTTTAAGAGCATCAACTCTCGCACCAGCCTTTTGCATTAATTGATTTTTTATTGAATCACTAATTTCAGATGGAGATTCATCTGCAATCATCAAGTTCATTAATTCATCCATGAGATAAAAATCCTATACCTATGTTTTATTTATATCTCGCCACCTTTGGGAGCTCCTGGCGATTCTGGAGCTTCTGTACCTGAGTCATCAATATCTGGTTCACTTGGCGGTTTTCCAAGATTCTTACCAGCCGCTGATTCAAGTTGTGCTGCTAACATCATTTCCTGTTCAGTAGGTAAAATAATACCAGCCGCTCTTTCTGCTTTAATAAGTTTATCCTGTTCTACTACTTCTTCGTCAGTCTGACGTAAAATCTTACGACGAATGTAATCAACAGAATAGTATTTTCCAATATAAGGATCAGCAGTTGCTAAAAGTCCAAGTCTTTCTTGCATTAACTCAGCTTCCTTAAGTTCTGCAAAATGATTATCATATAAGAAATCATATTGAATATGATCACTCATAGATTCCCACTCTTGAGGAGTTATCACATTCTTAAGAATTAGTTGAGTTTTAAGTATGTCATGGAAAAGATTACTAAATCTCTTTCTCATTCTTCCAACAAACTTAGTAAATTTAAGTTCATCTCTTAATATCTCTGATGATCTACCTAAACTAAATCCACTGTTATCAGCTAAACGAGACTCTGGAACATTTAAAGAACGGAAAAGTTTTTTCTGAAAATATTCAACATCAGTAAGTTCTCCTAAGTTTTGTCCGCCAGGCAATGTAGATATTTCAGTTCCTCTACCACCTTCACGGCGAGGCAACCAGAAGTCCTCCATCATGGACATATATTTTTTATCATCACGAATCTCACCAGTTGATGCATCGTAAGTTAACTTGTTACGATACCTCGACATGACCTCACGAAGATATTGTTCTGCCTTGGCTTTAGGTAAATTACCAACATCAATATAAAATATTCTTCTTTCTGGAGCTCTTGATAGTCTATAAATTACAAGACTATCTTCAATCATTCTTAATTGATTTAGTGCTTTGATTGCTTTTTGTAGATAAGAAAGAACAGTTTGTTTATTACGATCTACTAAACCTGATGTGCAATATGCAATTGCATCTTTAGCAAACTTAACTGCATCTTTTTGCTGACCTGTAACATTTACAGATCCGTATTGATTCTTTTGATATGTGTGTGGAGTATATACAAAATATTCTGACAATCCTTCAAAATCAGCATCAAACGGATCATCACTACCGCCTGGTCGATTATTATTTACATATTGTATTGCGTTTGCACCACCCTTTTTCTTTTGTTCTCTTACATATTTAATTTTGAGTGCATCAATATATCTAAGTTCTTTAATTCCTTCTTCTGGTTTCTCGATATCAATAACTTTATGATAGTATATTCTTCCATCTACATACCAATTACGAAATATTTCATGTGCTTTTTTATCAAAGTCCAGCATCTCTTTGATATACTGAAACTCTCCACGAATAATATCTTTAACTTTAGATCCTACGTTTAAATTTTCTAGATCAATTTGAATTGGTGAATCATTTTGATCTGCAACTATAGCTTCGCACAATATATCTTCTATCGCAGAATCAACTTCGGGATGAAGTGCCATCTCACGATATCTACGAATTAAATCATATTCTGTTTTGAATACGCCCTCGATATCAAGATATTGTCCATAAAACCCCGAAGACAAATAGTAGTCTGCCCCGTCCTCATTATTTTTGGGGACAGGAGAGACTACTGACTTCGACGGTTTCTTATATGAATCATCAATTGAGAAACCAAATAATTGTGCCATTGTATAATTATACCTTTTCTGGTATTTATATTATATCCTAAACTATGATAAAAATCAACCAGTTAGATAAGTGATCCGCCAGCTGAAGTAACTGTAGATCCACTAGGAACTGAGTAGAACAAGTAGTTGAATGTTACTTGGAATTCCTCAATCTGATCAGTTGCACCGTAATCTAAAGGTATTGAACTTACAACGTTTGGATAGATTCCTTCAAATCTATACTCTCTCAATATGTCGATAGGGCCAGGATTATCTCCACCCTCTCTACTTAACTGTTTTACAAATGCAGCAGTTTGATACTCTTCTGGATTAATTTCACCTTGAGTAGTCTGTAAATCATTAATAAGA